TTTTGTTTTTGTGGTGAGACTGGAACTGTTTGTCCACATGTTAGAGCTTATACTCATAGCAATGCTATAGCATACATGGATGTTGATTCAGCCTATTATGGCAGGGGTGCTATAACTATGCCCCAGATAACAGCTAATTATATGTCAAATGATGAGAAAGTCATTGTTTATTATTATTCCGGTCATGTTTTCTCCAGGAAGCCGTTGTCAAAAGTTTCACATCCTGAGATACAAGAACTAATAACTAATTCTGAAGAAATCTATATGCATGTGAATGGGAATAATACTCCATATAACCATAAACCATTGCGTAGAGGAGACACTACTTATTGGTACACAGAAAATGTTAATACCTCATATTCATTTACTTTAAATGATGTATGTATTACAACCGAGTGTATTCGATCATTCAAATTTAATAAGGATCACTATTATTGCATTTTCCGAATGACATCATCTCCATTTCTTATGAGGAGTTATGAGATACGAAAGCCTTATGTTGTGCAAGACACTACAATTAGTTCAATTTTAGATGTTGATACTGGCTTTGCAAATTTATATGTAGGTGATACTGATGCTTGGTTATGTTATGATGGTTCTCTTTATTATGTCGAGATAAGGCCTTCAGATATGATTACTGAATTTACAGCACAGAAAATAATGACTAAAGGTCATCAAGTTAAAGTTGCAACCATATCTGGTTTATATAGAACACTCGGTACCACTATTAATGAGTTAGCTTATGTTACACTTGTTAAGAATGCTCAGGGAGTTTCCTATAAATGTACACCTAAAGAAGCGATATTAGTAGCACAGATTGTCTTAAAATATGATTATGCAGTTAAGGCTACCGGCCGTGCCGTGTTAGCCAATATTCCAACTAACTTCAACTCAACAGATTATCAGTTTGAGATAATGAAATGGAGAGATCGATTAATGGCAGGGTTAGAATTGTCGAAAATGATTGATTATAAGACTATGTCTAAAACCATACTTGATACTGGAGTAGAAATAATTAATCAGATTAACACATTAGACCATGAATATACTGGTGAGGGTTCATTAATTACTACTGAAATGAAAGATATTATTTCAAAGCAAGCTCATTTAACCAAGACTAAGAAAGTTAATGAGTTTATGAGATCATTAATGGCATATAATCCTTTTAGATTTGAAATAACTTTTATGGATCGTGTTAAGTTGTCTGTGTATAATAAATATTTAGATTATGCGATTGATTTTGAAGAGCTTTATCATCAGATTATTAAGAACAAATATTTTCTCCAATTTATGTTAGTCTTAACATTGTTGTTAGTAACAATTGGATTATTCGATATATGGTTGTTAGTTAAAACCTTTGCTCCTATTACTAATCGATTCACTGAATTTGCAAGATGGACCAATACCAATTTTGATTATTCACAATATGATCACTACTTACTCCCCTTTTATTATTTTATGGAGTATTTAGATTATCTTAGACAGTATATTCTATATGCGACTGTTCGTTTTACCTTTATCAAATACTCACTAGCTATAATGCTAGCACGGATAATCATTATGACAATACTTGTTTTCACTTGCGCTGTGCATCATGCTCAAAGAGGATTTGACCGTATACTTTATGCGATAATTCCCTATTCAGGTATATTGCTTTTTCACACTTTTATACATTACCAGGTTAAGTCTTAAACTGTTTTTATACTGTATTTTATTTTGATATTGGTTACGAAAGCAGGCGCTTTGAATCGGAACCGTGGCAATGTTTTAGTCCTTTTCTTGATCTTAGCTGGTTGTATTCAAATAGTGCATTGTGCTCCTATGGGTATTATTTCCGCCGGTTGTACTCCAAATGATGTTATACAGATGTTAATGACATTGAACGAGTTTGGTTATGTCAATTCTGATCGCAGTGAGTTGCCACTTACGCCTAAGTATGACCTACCTCCAGTAATTCGACTAAAACAGCGTTTCGATTATACTGAGTTGATAGAATGTTGTAAGCATGATTCTGAAGATACTGTTCATCTTAAGCAGAAAAGCCCAATAGTAAATGGTTATAATGTGCCATGTAATCAACCTATTAAGCTCCACAATTGTGTGCGTAATAATGTCGAGTCATTATATCGAGCTTTTCAGAATGAGAGTATACACATACCTATATGGCGAATTGAAGATTTCAGATTATGGTATAAACAATCTAAACAGTTACAAGACCATAAAGATAATCTTAATAAGGTTAGATACAGATATGTTGAATGGTTGAACGACATGGATCCTAGCAAGCGAAAGCTTTATGTTGCTGCATATGATAGTTATAAGGCAGGTATTAAGATACAGAAACTTAATAATGGTGATCATCCAATATCTTTAATGTCAATGAAAACAAAGATTGATGAGAAAAATTATGTCGATTTTAATGACCCAAAACTTAAGTGTAGAACGATTACTGAACAGCATAATGCTGCTAAGATGATGATGGGACCAATTGTTGATATTATTGCTCAGTTACAGAAGTTTGATGTCGCAAATAGTTCAGGACTTAATAATGGTGACCTTTCAGCAACTTTTAGTCTATGGGGTAAGCAATATTTATATTATATCGGAATAGATGGTTCTGGCTTTGATTCAACACAACATGACCCTATACAAGAGGTTATCGATGATGAATTATTTGAATTGGTTATTGACTGGTTTTCATATGATATATGCAGAGATTTTGATCCTGATATTGTTCGACAGGTTTGTATGAATCATAAACAAGAGGTTTGGAATCTTTATTTTGATTATGTTATTATGGGTACCATACCATCCGGTTCTATGAAAACTAGCTCACTTAATGGTGAACGTGCCAAAGCTTATATAAGATATATTATGTCAAAGATTGAGGCGATTGAAGGATTGGATTTTAATTTTAAAAATTTAGGTGATGATGTTATATTATTTACTCACAAAGAGATTGCGGAATCGTTTAAAATTGCTGCTTATGAATGGGTTTATATAGTCATGCCTATATATCATTCTAGTACTAAACCTTATAATGTTCAATTTGATAACAAGTTGGGCCAAATATGTAAACGAATGGATATTTATGATGATATATCACATGTAGATTTTTTATCATGCGATTTTTTAATTAATTCCAATAGAGATATCAAAATGATCCGTAAGATACCTAGATTACTTCAACTTACACCATGGACTGAGTCTAATTTTAATGATAACCCCGTGAAATATGATTTAGCGAATCGACTGTTATGTCGTGCTGAGGGTGTCTCAATGTTAACATGGTGTATGGGACTACCTTTTCTCCATAATTACGCAAATATGCTATATCGATGCGGATCTGATCCTAAAAATGATGATGAGAAGCAGATTTTAGAATCATTAAGATCTAGATCATATAAATATGTTGATAGGACAGATAACCAGAATAATGAGGCTTTTGTTGATGCTTTTTATTATTTGATGATTACTAGATATAATCTACATCAGTATATGTTAGATGAGTTATCTGCTAAGTTTGATGCTACAAACGATTTGTATGCCATAATTACAGACTCTTGTATCGATGTTTTATACCCTGTCACACGAACGGAATCAGTTGATATTTACCAAACACTAACTCCACATACTAGAGGTATGCGATATCAGATAGTTAAAGGTAGATATGTTAAGCAATATGATAGAAATGAAATATTATTGTCAAGTTTATTA